TACGGCATATTCCCACGGGCTTCCAAGGCAGGACTCGTGATGGAGGACAAAGGGCAGGTCACTCTCGGAGACGCGACCAACGGCTGGTACGAGGGCTATAGGACTCACTACGTGTGGGAATCCGGCCTTGCCGTTGAGGACGCACGCTACCTCGTCAGGCTTGCCAACATCGACGGTTCCGCACTCGCGACCTATGGGGCTTCCTCCGACTCTTCGATAAACCTTATCCAGTACATGATCCAGATGATGAACCTTCTTCCGAACCAGGGTGCATGTCGTCCGGTGTTCTACGTATCCCGGACAGTCAAGACGTGGCTGGACATCATGATCCAAGACAAGCATAACGTGTACCTCACACTGAACGACTACGCCGGAAGGCCGACCACGTTCTTCCGCGGCATCCCGGTTAAACAGTGTGACTCGATCGTCAGCACCGAGTCCCAGGTTTCCTAGTGGGCTTAACAGAAACTGAAAAGGAGAGTGACCAGACATGGCTTTTGTAGATAGCGACCTGGAATTTGCGGATGCTCTTGATCTTTCGAGCGGGACAAACGGGACTAAGGGCGCCCACGACTGCACTAATTACATCGACCTTCAGGCAGCGAACAGGCTTGCAGGCAGGGTGGTCTACCTGAACATCGTGTTCACCACTGCTATGGACAGTAATGAAGAGGACGCAACCATCACCTTTGACCTTGAGGCGGACGCTGACACCACGTTCAGCTCCGGCGCGGTCAATATCTGGAGTTCGCAGACCTTGGCCGAGGCGGGAGATGTATGTCAGGGAACTGATGTTATCCAGGTTCCCATCAGCGTTCCTTCGGGACTGCGTTACCTGAACCTTGAGTACACCATCGGGAATCATGCGGCAACGGCGGGGGTATTTGACGCTTACATCACCCTCGACGCGCAGAGTGCCAACGTAACCGCATAGGGGGGTAACACGTTATGAAGCAGTACCTATGCACACGGAAATGCCAGTTTCCGGGACAGCATAGACGGCGCGAGGGGGAAATCTGTTGGTTCGAAGACGGGGTTTCCCCCCCGCCTCATTTTGTGCCGGTCGACGAACCTGGCAAGGAACCCGACGTTAAAGCGTCCATCAGGATGAAGCACGACGATCTTCTTGCGATGGCGCAGGCGCAGGGACTTGAAGTGGACGAGGGCATGACGAAGAAAGAAATACTTGCCCTCATGGAAGGGGATGAATAAATGGCTGTAGGAAGGGCAAACAAGTTCGGCGCGGCTCTCGCTAAAAGGTTGACCGATGTCGATGCCGATGAGGTAGCGTACCTGACCGATGTAGTGGCGGGGACGGTTACTGCATCAAAGGCTGTCGTGGTGGGCACCAACAAGAACATCGACACCATTGTCATTGCCGACGGCGGGCTGAAACTTGGTTCCGGTTCCGGCACAGCGGTCACTGCGACTGCTGCTGAACTCAACCTGCTTGATACCGCTGTAGCCGGAACAGCGGTGGCTTCCAAGGCTCTCGTCCTTGGAGCCAACAAGAACGTGGACACTATCGCTATTGCGGATAGTGGACTCAAACTTGGTTCCGGTGCAGGCACTGCGGTAACGGCGACCGCTGCTGAACTTAATGAACTCGACGACATCGTTGCATCCTTCACCTTTGCGGCTACTGCGGGGGCGAAGAATGTCTGCGAGGTTGCCATCACCCTGAAGGACGCGGCAGGGGCAACCGTTGACGGGGCACGTCCGTTCATGGTGTGGCTCTCTGATGCTGACACGGGTGTGGGACTTACTGCTACTACCGCATCGGGCACGGTTCAGGCAAAGAGCGCATCGGGTGCGGACTTTGCGACTTTCACGGCTAAGAAGGCACTCCTGGTACAGCCTCTTGCCACGGGTATATACACCCTTGAGATAACCGATACTGCAAAGACCGCGTTCTATGTCTGCGCCGCCACACTTGACGGCAGGGCATACAGCGTCAGCACTGTACTGGCTACAGAGGACTACGGAGCAGGGGCATAACAACACAGGGGGCATTCATTTGCCCCCTTCTTTTTTTGAAGGAGGGCTTCAATCATGAGCAGTTCCGGGTATTCAGCCCTTACTAAAACCAATATTGCCAATATCGCCCTCCGCCACCTTGCGGGGATGAGCCTGACGGATCTCGATACGGACACGTCAACCGAGGCTGAACTCATAAACCTCTACTGGCCTATCTCCCTGCGTGAAACACTCCGGGCGGCGGACTGGCGTTTCGCGTCCCTTGAGGTTGACCTGACGGAGGATGAAACCGAAGAGTCCGACATGTGGGACTACGCATACACCTACCCAGACGACTGTGCAATGGTCAGGGAGATTATCGACACAGCCGGGACTCTGGGACAGAAGATCAAATACGAGATAGGACTCAACGACTCGCAGGATGGACTTCTTATCTGGTGCAATGTGGAGGATGCGGTAGCAAGGTATACCTATGTCCTTGACTCTGTAGGCGTATGGCCTCCTGAATTCGTGACCTGCTTCGCCCTACGGCTTGCCTACGACATCGCCTATCCGCTGACGCAGAGGGAAGACGCGAAGGACACCATGTTCAAACTCTATCAGCACGCCATAAACCATGCCATCGTAGCGTCCAAGGCTGAAGGATACAGGCAGTTCGTCTTCACCTCTGATGCACTGGAAGCACGGAGGACTTCGTAATACCATGAGCCTCTACCCTATCAGGCCATCATTTGCCGCAGGGGTACTCGCTCCGGCATTGCACAAGAGGACTGACCTCAACCAGTATTACCTTGGACTAAGGACGGGGAGTAATGTCATCGTCCTTCCTCAGGGTGGAGTTGTCAACCGTCCGGGGTTCGAGTACATCGGCACGGTCAAGGACTCGTCCAAAGAGGTCAGGGTGGTTCCCTTCGAGTTCTCGACTACACAGGCGTATGTCCTTGAGTTCGGGGATTACTACATGAGGGTCTTCAAGGACGGGGGGCAGGTAGTCCATACCACGTCCACTACATCCGCCTGGGCGACAGCGACTGGCTACGTTGTTGCGGACTTCGTGAAGAATGACGATGTGATCTACAGGTGTATTTCCGCTCACACTTCGGGGGCGACGACCGAACCTGGAACGGGTGAATCATGGGAGGACAAGTGGGTAGCCGATGCCGCTTACGAGATAGCGACCCCGTGGCCTGAAAGCGTTCTGTTCGATCTCCGCTTCCAACAGTCTGCCGACACCCTCTATGTCTTCCATCCCTCATACGTCACGAGAACGATAACCCGTTCCGCCCATACAACGTGGACTCTTGACACCTTCGACTGGAAGAACGGGCCTTTCATGAAGGACAACGATGATGATTCCCACACCTTGATGGTCACAAGTTATGGTGGTTCCGCGGGGCTTTACGGGCAGACCGTCACAGTCACGTCTAGCAAGAGTCTTTTTACCTCAAATGACGTTGGCAGGTGGTTAAATATAAGGTACATTGACCCAGGGACTCTGATAGTCAACAACTCTTATGACCCTAACTTCGTAGGATATTTACCAGGGCAATGGAGCGTTGACGGGAAGTTTGAACTGACATATTGGTTCGAGGGTAGCCAAGATGGCTCGATAGCGTTGCGGTACTCTACCGATGGAGGCACAACATATCAGGATTATGCCACATTGCCCGGATCTACTGGGACAGCCAGAATTGTTATAGAGGGTGAAATTAGAAGCGAGGACTACAATCATGTGACTCCAATATTAAGGTTCTATTGTAACAGCGACGTATTCCCTTTTCATTATAATCTACGCAAGATACGTGAAGAACGTATAGGTTATGTGAAGATAACCACTGTAATCAATTCGAAATGGGTCTGGGCTAAGGTCTACCGTAGGATGTCGCAGTTCAGCGTGCCTACCAACAATTGGGCACTCGGCGCGTGGGGAACGACACCGGGGTGGCCTAAGACGGGCGGATTCGGTAACGGCAGGCTATGGCTTGCAGGCACGCCCGAAGAACCGCAGACGATATGGGGATCTAAAACACAGGACTACGTGGACTTCAGCACGAGCCTTCCCCTTGTCGATGACGATGCGGTAAACGCTACCCTTGACTCAGCAAAGATGAACGCCATTGAACATATCGTAGCGATGAACGACCTGATAGTCATGACCTCTGGAAGTGTGTGGAGGGTATCAGGCGGAAGCGATGAAATCCTTACCCCCATGTCCATCATGGCACGGTTCCAGGAGGGCAGGGGTGCCAACAAGGTTCAACCCATCGTGATAGGCAATTCCATACTCTTCTGTGCCCGTAAAGGAAACACCATCAGGGAACTCGCCTACACCTACGAGAAGGACGTATTCACATCCCTGAACAGGTCGATACTCTCACAGCACTACTTTGACGGCTACACGATCATAGACATGGCCTATCAGCAGGAGCCGTGGTCTGTTGTCTGGATGGTCAGGGATGACGGCAAACTGCTCTCCTTCACGTACCTGCAGGAACATGAGGTATTCGCATGGACGGAACATACCGTTGCCGGGACGGGTGCGGAAGTGGAAAGTGTCTGCGTCATTCCCGGAACAGACGAGGACGAGGTATGGATAGTTGTCAAGAGGACGGTCAACAGCGCGACGGTCAGGTACATCGAACGCCTGCATACCCGCGACTTCGGAGACGACCTAGAGGACGCCTTCTTTGTCGACAGCGGGTTGACTTATGATGGAGCGGCGGCAACCACGATATCCGGCCTTTCGCACCTCGAAGGTCAGACCGTTGCAGTCCTTGCCGACGGGGAATACATAGGGACAAAGACCGTCGCGTCGGGGCAGATAACATTAACCACTGCCGCATCGGTCGTACAGGTAGGCTTACCATATAACAGCGTTGTGGAGACACTAGGGATAGAGGTACAGACGAACAACGGCACTATCATAACGAGGCCTAAACTTGTGAACACCGTGTGGGTATCGGTTTACGAAACGCAGGGTATCCAGGTGGGGCCGAATGCGGACAGGCTGAAGAACCTTCCCGATTGTGCAAATGACCTGTACACGGGGGATGCAAGGATACTGATGGACACGGGGTGGGAGCAGAACGGGCGCATATACATCAAACAGTCAAAGCCTCTGCCGATGGAGATACTCGCCATCACTCCGCAACTTGACGCGGGAAGGAAATAATGGACGGCGTAGTCACGGCAAGGCGAAGACATATAGACGAACTCCTTTCCATCGGGTTGAGACAGGCCGATGTGGATGAGTTGTGGGCTTCGTCTAAGGCGACCCCGGAAGACGCGCTGATTAGATCCTACGAAAAGGCGACCGTCACCTGGTCGATACTCCTTGACGACAGGTGCATAGGGATGTTCGGGGTCGGCGGTCTGAACATCCTCTCTCCTGTAGGGATGCCGTGGATGCTCGCGTCGGACATGATACGGGACAAGAGGGTATGGCGAAGGTTTTTACGAGAGGGTAGGGAATACTGGATAGACAACATGCACGATCTTTATACCACCCTCGTGAACTGGATAGACGCACGCAACACGGTATCGCTCAGGTGGGCCAAATGGGTGGGATTCAGGGTATTCGAGCCTGAACCGTTCGGGCCGTTCGGGATGCCGTTTCACAGGATAGAACGAAAGAGAGGCGATAAATGATATGTGTGAATTCATAACCACGGCACTTGCCGCACTCACTCCAGGGGGAGGAGCAGCCGCCGCAGGGACAGCCGCTTCCCTTCAGACCGCCTCCCTTGTGATGACGGGTCTTGGTGCCGTAACGTCCGCCTACGGAGCCTATCAGCAAGGTCAGGCACAGGGTGCGGCAATGGAGGCACAGGCGAAGATATATGAAGCGCAGGCTGCTGATTCTCAACGGAGAGCATCACGGGAAGAAAGACTGATGAGGGAGCAGGGTGCGAGAGTTAAGGGGCGTCAGCGTGCAGTTTTAGGGGCTTCAGGCGTAAATCTTTCAACGGGTTCCCCTATGGACGTTATAGCCGATACCCAGAGGTCTATCGAGATGGACGCATGGACTATCAGGGAGAACGCCGGGAGGGAATCATGGGGGTATCAGTCGCAGGCAAGCATCTCAAAGGCGGGAGCCTCCAACGCTCGTCAGGCGGGATATTTCGGCGCGGGATCTAATTTGCTGACCGGAGCCGGGATGGTCGCCGACAAGTGGTACGCATACAAATACGGGGTGTGATGTAGATGCCGCAGGTGCCCAGATATACACCGCAGGAACAGTTAAGGCCGCTCCCAACTCCCAGGGTTGATGCTGAGGCTTTCGGGTCGGGTGTCGGTCGTGCCGTTGAGCAGGCAGGCAACCGCCTCATGTCCGTTGGGGATTCACTGGGCAATACTGCCCTGAAACTCTATGAGCAGGTTGACCAGACTGCGGCAAAGGAAGCCTACGCCAAACTGCTTGAGCAGATGAGGGAAACGCTTCACGGGGAGAACGGTTTCTTTACGAAGCAGGGGAAGAACGCCGTTGACCTGTACCGTGACGGTGACGAAGCCCTGCGGGATATTTATGACACTATATCCGGCGAACTCAAGTCAGAACGGCAGAAGAAGTATTTCCATGATATGTCGTTCCAGAAACTTGAGACCGCACGGGATCAACTCTCCCGGCATGAAGCGGAACAGTTGAGGGTGTACGAAAGGGAAGTAACAGCCGCCCTCATAACGCAGTCCGCCAATGATGCCATAGCAAACTATACCGATATGGTGGCGTTCAATGATTCCGTTGCGGAGGGGTTGGAGCAGATAACCATTGCCGCCGCTACCCTGGGACTTCCCGAAGAAGCGATAGAACTCAAGAAGGAAGAGTACCTTTCCGGAATTCATGTGAACGTCATTCAGCAGATACTTGCAAGTGATGACGGCAAGGGTGCGCGTGCGTGGTATGAGGGACACAAGGATGAGATAAGGGGTTCCGTGAGGGATGAGATAGAAAAGTCCATAAAGAACGTTGAAATGACCGTATGGGCGCAGGAACAGACGGACAGCATAGTAAGGAAATTCTCCTCTGAATCACAGGCGATAGATTGGATACGGAAGAACTACTCCGGGGAAAAAGAGGACAAACTGGTCTCTTATGTGAAGACAAGGTTCTCCGAAAAGGAAGCCGCTGAACGCGAGTGGAAGGTCGGACTCTTTGACAGTCATGCCAAAAAACTTGACGGCATGAGTCCGTCTGAACGGCTTGCCTACGTTGATAAACTCAACATCCCCTCGTCCGTGAAGGACTCGCTCTATACCTATGTCAGCAAACTTGACCGGACGTTGAAGATAGACAAGGATGACCCCAATTACAACGTGACTTATTTCGAAGCGTCCGATGCGGTCAAGGATGGCAAGTTCAAGTCATATACGGAGTTTTCCATGGAGTACGGGGGAAAACTCACAGAGTCCAATTTGAAAGAGATATGGCAAACCAATCCCGAAGATCCGAAGTCTGGAATGTTTACCAGGATAAAAAGCAATGTCCACGGGCTTCTGGCACAGGAGTTTGATGATGACGAAATAAACATGGTGGAACCTCGTTTCAATGAGGCTTTGAACGACATTGTAGATGGTATGGATAATCCCACAGAAACGGAGATCATCAATATCACAAAGAAACTGATAAAGGAGTACGTTGTGCATGACACCTTGCTCCCCTTTGACAAAAAGAAATCTCACGGGTTCGACATTTACAACGAGAAGATATCCGTTCTTGCGAAATACCCTGATGCGAAGTTCAGCGTTGAGGGCGGATTCTGGTACATGAAGCAGGGCAGCAAGATAGTCAAGATAAAGGTTGTTCCCGAAGAGCAGGAGGACTAACGCATGGTGATGCGGATAGAAGAAGTCCCGCTGAACGAAAAGGAAAAGAAGGCACTCATTGCATCGGGTGAACTTGTAGATGAACCTGATGAGAAGTCTACGGGTCTGGGATGGTTCTCTTACTATAATCCTGATGTCCCGATACCTCATGATGCTCCCAAAGAGGATATTACCCTTGAACCGCTCTCAATGAAGGAAAAACGCCTTGTTGAAAGTCAGGAGATCAAGGAACAGTCGGTACAATGGTTTGACGATAAGGCGAAACTTCACGATGACCTTATAAGGGCGTACCGCAACACGTCAGGGAGCAACCCTGATGCTGTTGCCTCCAACATGCTGTTGTCCGACAAGACGGGGATCTCGCAATGGATGATAGACGAAGACCCCGAAGTTAAAAGCGAAGCGGAGAAGAGGGTGCTCCCTTCCGCCCTGATGGACATGGCGGAGAAGGCCCCTGTTTCGTCCATGTTCTTCAGCGTTCCCGGTAACATGGCTATCGCTCACGATGACCTTGAGAACGCTTCCATGATGGAACTTGCCGTAGAAGGATGGAACAAGGGGTGGCAACAGTCCAACGTGTTCAGGGAGATATCCAGAATACTTACAAAAGACGGTATCAACCAGGATACGTTGAAGCAGGTCTATGAACTTGCCATGGGGCTTCCGCAGGAACAGAAGACGGAAGGATTTTTCCAGAAGGCGTTCTATGGCGGCGGAGAGTTTATGGCTCAGAGCGTCAAGGCAGGCATGGAGGGTTTGGAGAAAGGCGGATGGGCGGCTGTTGCGGCGACCATTATGACCGCACTCTTCCCCGCTTCGGCTCCTGTAGGTCTTGCCGTGGGTGCTTCCGGCATAGGTGCGGCTTTCGGTGCAGGCTCTTCGGCAGGTGCTTTCAAGGAGGTATTTTCTCAGGAGTTCGGCGCGGCTTTCATGGAATACGTGGAATCCGGCATCGATCCTGAAACCGCTTTCCTTACAGCCTTCATGGTTGGTGGCATTAATGGCGGGATAGAACTTGCACAGATAGGTACTCTCATGGCGGCCTTCCCCGGGAGCAGAAAGGTTATCGGGGCACTCACGGGCGCAGGGGTTAAAAAACTCCTTGCGAAACAGTCATTCAGGAAGGCTATCACAACGGCGGCAACAAGGATGGGCATAACCGGAGTTGCAGAGACGGCGCAGGAAGTTACACAGGAGAACGTGAACCTGGTTATGCGTGAACTTGCAAGGATAATAACAGGCAATGAGGATATAGAACCGCTGACAGGTCAGGAATCCCTTG